ATTAGCTGTTGCATGAGCAATATTTCTAAATTAGAAAAAACATTTTTTCAATCATTCAAGCCACCAAAGAAATTAAATCTAAGTGATTGGGCAGACGAAAATTTTTATTTATCAGCAGAATCCTCAAGTGAAGCTGGAAGATGGAGGTGTTTGCCTTATCAAAGAGGAATATTAGATGCAATTACAGACAACAAAGTAGAGCAAGTTATATTAATGAAATCAGCCAGAGTTGGCTATACAAAGATGATAAATATAGCCATAGCCTACCATATACAAAGTGATAGCTGTCCCATCATGGTCGTCCAGCCTACTATAGAAGATGCTGCTGGTTATTCAAAAGAGGAAGTGGCTCCTATGTTAAGGGACGTAAAATGTTTAAAAGGTTTAGTAAGTGATCCAAAAGCAAAAGATGGTTCTAATACTATTCTTCAGAAAAATTTTCCCGGTGGTACTTTAGGTTTAGTTGGTGCAAATAGTGCTAGAGGTTTTAGAAGGGTATCGAGAAGAATAGTTTGTTTTGATGAGTGTGATGGTTATCCTATTGGTGGTGCTGGTACAGAAGGAGATCAGATAACGCTCGGTATAAGAAGAACAGAATATTATTGGAATCGAAAAATTATTGCTGGTAGTACTCCAACTATTAAAGATTTTAGTCGTATTGAAAAAATGTTTTTAAATACGCAACAAATGCGTTATCACGTTCCTTGCCCTAAATGTGGACACATGCAATATCTTAAATGGAGTCAATTTTGCTGGATAGATCATGATCCTGATACGGTTAAGTATAAGTGTGAATCTTGTGCCGAGTTAATAGATCATTCTCAGAAGAGAAAGATGGTAGAACAAGGTGAATGGAGAGCAACAGCAGCTAGTTCAAATCCTAAACATATAGGTTTTCATATTTGGGCTGCTTATTCTTATAGCCCCAACGCTTCATGGTCAAATTTAGTAGAAGAGTTTTTAACATCAAAAGACGATCCTGAGCAATTAAAAGTTTGGATTAATACTATTTTAGGAGAGACATGGGACGATAGCTACCAAGCAAAAGTAAATGCAGACGGATTGATGCAAAGAGCAGCAGATTCAACATATACAAAAGGCAATCCACCTGATGAAGTGTTATTTTGTGTTGCTGGAATTGATACACAAGATGATCGTCTTTCAATGTCAATCTTTGGAGTAGGAAGAGAATTTGAGTTGTTTCTTGTGGACCGTAATGTTATTTATGGATCTCCAGCGAGAAAAGACGTATGGAAGCAACTAGATGAAGTCTTACTTGGGTCTTATGAGACTCAAGGTGGTCATACTGTAAAAATTCTTAGTGCAGCCATTGACACCGGAGGACACTACACTCAGGAATGTTACCAGTACGTTAGAGAAAGAGGTAGATGGGGATTAATTGGAATAAAAGGTGTAGGTACTAAAGGAAAGCCAGCATTAGGAAAAGCTAGTGCTGTTGATATTAACTATGTAGGTAAATCTGTCCCTAATGGAGTTAAGTTATATCCAGTTGGTGTAGATATGGTAAAAACTTTGCTTCATAATAAATTGCGTGATGCAGAAATCGGTTCTGGTTATATACATTTTTTTAAAGAAATTACTCATGATTACTTTGAAGAACTTACAGCAGAAAAACAAAAGTTATTTACAAAGAATGGATTCCAAGAAAGAGTTTGGGTTAAAAAAAATGGTGCAAGAAATGAAGCTTTAGATGAAATGGTATATTCATGGGCTGCATTAGAAAAACTTTTACAAACTTTTGACAGAAGAACAATATTTAACCAATTTGAAAGAGAAAGAAATAATATTGAATCTAACAATGAGTCTAAGCTAGACTCAAAGAAGGTAATTCGACCTAAAAGATCGAATTTTGTCTCTAATTGGTAAAAAAACGTGTTATTTCCCTCTAAAATTCGTGCTGGTGACTTCATTCAATGGAAGTTAAACGCAACAAATGATGTCTATGGAAACCCAATAAGTAGTCCTGATTGGACAGTTACTTATTTTCTTAGAACTAATAAAAGTAAAGTAGGTACATCTGTAAATAGCACAGCAGATGGAGATGATTTTAAGTTTGAGATACCTTCAACAACAACAGAACAGTTTGCAGATGGGGATTGGTTTTATCAGGCAATAGCAGATAAGTCTGGTAATAAAAAACAGACAATAGCTACTGGAAAATTTCAAGTTTTACCAAGTTTAGAATTTAGTGGATCAACACCTAAACCTTTTGACGGAAGATCTGCTACAAGAAAGACGTTGGATCTTATAAATAAAGCTATAGATGATGTAATGAGGAATGGTGGAGTACAAGAATATAAAATTGGGACTAGATCAGCAAAAAAATATGAGTTAGGAGAACTATATATATTAAAAACACAATACACAGCACAGCTAAGATTAGAGGAACAAGCTGAGACAATGGCAAATGGCTTAGGGAATCCAAGAGCTATGTTTGTGAGGTTTAAATCATGAATCGTTTTCAAAGAGCAATTATTAGATTAGTTGCACCAAATACTTTAAGAAGAAACAGATCTGCCAGATCATATCAAGGTGCATTAATCAGTAGATTAACGGCTGATTGGCGATCAAGTCAGTTGAGTCCAGATGCAGAAGTAAGACAAGGTTTAAGAAAATTAAGAGACAGATCAAGAGAATTAATAAGGAATAATCCATACGCAAAGCAAGCGAAAAGATCGACTCAGCTAAATATAGTTGGAACTGGAATGGATTTTCAGTCTCGTGTTAAGCAAATAAGAGGTAATAAAAAAGATGAAAGAATAAACGATTTAATAGAAGAAAAATGGGCTGAGTGGTCAGAAGCAACTAATTGTGACTGTGCTGGTAAACATAGTTTTCATGAATTTGAATGGCTTTTGGCGGGTGCATTGCCTGAGAGTGGTGAATGTATTTTTAGAATAGTTAGGCAGCCATTTGGAGAATCAAAAGTACCATTAGCATTACAGGTTATAGAAAGTGATTTATTAGACGAGGAATATAGCGGAGCAACTTTAGCTAAAGGTAATGAGTGGAGAAATGGAGTCGAAGTTGATTCATGGGGCAGAGCAGTACGTTATTCAATAATGTCCCGCCACCCCGGAGATGCTTATTATTTAACAAATCAAGGGAAGCAAAAGCAAAATTTATTAGTTCCAGCAAAAGATATAATCCACCTATTCCTTCCCGAAAGACCCGGTCAAAATAGGGGTGTGCCTTGGTTTCACCCTGTTATGGACGACTTACATCAACTCTCAGGTTTTGAAGAAGCAGCCGTAATCAGAGCAAGGATTGGAGCTTCTATAACTGGTTTTATTACTAATAATTCTGGAGAACTAATAGGTGATGATGTAGAGAATAATGAAAGGCTTCAAGATTTTGCACCGGGAGAATTTAGGTACCTAGCTCCGGGTGAAGGAATAACTGTCCCAGATATTGATTATCCTCATCAGCAGTATGAGATGTTTGTTAAAAACAAGGTCCGTAGGTTCGCAGCCGGATTTGGCTGTAGTTATGAAACTATCTCAAAAGATTTTTCGGAAACAAACTATTCTAGCTCAAGGTTAAGCTTGTTAGAAGACAGAACTCACTGGCAATTTTGTCAAAAATATATAATTAAAAATTTTCATAAAAGAATATTTAAAGAATGGCTTTCTCTGGCTGTATTAGCTGGTGAGTTAGATTTTCCTGATTACGCTTCAAGACCTTCTAGGTATTGCAAACCTGTATGGATACCACCGACACAACACTATATTGATCCATTAAAAGAAGTGAAAGCTTATCGTGAAGCAGAACAAGCTGGATATATGTCTAAGTCTCAAGTTATAGCAATGAGTGGAGGTGGAGATTATGACGATATTATTAGAGAAATTTCAAGAGAGCAAGATGTAGCAAAAGGTTTAGGAGTTAATTTAGATAAAGATTTAGATCTTACTATTGAGGAGGGGCAGCTTGAGTTAGACTTGCCGGAAGTAAAACAAGTAAGTAAAACTAAAAAAAGGAGTAAAAAGTAAATGGCAAATGTAAATGGTGTTTCTATAAATCTTATGCCTACTGATGGCATGAGGGCAGAAGCAAGACGTTACAGGGAATGGAAAAAGGAAGGAGAAGGAGGAGGTACAGATGTAGCTAGAACTAGAGCAACACAAATATTAAGCGGTAATGAGCTATCGGCTGATACTGTTATTACAATGAACGCATGGTTTGCCCGCCATTTAAGTGACAAATCGGGCAAAGGTTTCCGTCCGGGCGAGGAGGGCTATCCCAGCAACGGGAGGGTCGCTTGGGCCGCTTGGGGCGGGGACGCAGGACAGTCTTGGTCCAGAACCAAGTCTAATCAAATCAAAAAAGCTAGGGAGCGAACTATGTCTGAAGACAATGAATTAAAAACAGAAGATACAGTTAGAGCAGCACCAGACGCTCTAAAAACTGGCGACTTTGTTGCTTGGAACGCTAGTGGTGGTCGAGCTAGGGGTAAGATTACTCGTATAGTTAGAGATGGAGAAATAGATGTACCAAGCAGTTCTTTTGTCATAAAAGGCACACCAGAAAATCCTGCTGCTTTGATACAGGTTTACAGAAATGGTGAGTCAACAGATATTTTTGCCGGACATCGTTTTAGTGCATTAACAAAAATAGCTCCAATTAGAGTTATTTCTTCAGATGACAAGCTAGAAAGAAAAGAAGTTACTGATTTTAAAAATGTAAAATCAAGAACTTTTGAGTTTCCTTTCTCAAGCGAACAACCAGTAAAACGGTTTTTTGGTGACGAAGTGTTAAGCCACGAAGAAGGAAGTGCAAATTTAGTAAGACTAAATGATTCTGCTCCGTTTCTCTTCAACCACAATCCTGATAAAGTTCTAGGGGTAGTCGAAAATGCCTATATAAATCCTAGCGACATGAGAGGTTACGCTAAAATCCGCTTTTCTCGCTCTAAATTCGCTTCTGAAGTCTTAGAAGACGTTAAAGACGGTATTTTGCGTGGAATTTCCTTTGGGTACAGTCTGGACGAAGTGGAAGAAACGGACACTGGACTCCGTGCGACCCGTTGGACCCCACACGAAGTTAGCTTGGCAACGATCCCAGCAGACAATTCAGTTGGGTTTGGTAGATCTTTAGTAGAGAATATTTCATCAGAAAATGTTACTTTAGAGAAGGAAAACATTATTATTAATGATAACGCTCCTCTTGAGGAGACTCGTTCTGCGGAATCTACCGCACAATCCAATCCGTCTATGGAAGAAACAACTAAAGAAACTGCGGTGGAAACAAAGCCAGCCGTAGAAATTGATGTTCAAGCTGAAGTGCAACGTGCTTTAGATGAGAACAATGCTCGTGTTGCTGAAATCACTTCAACTTGTCGTGAGTTTGCAGAATACGGAGCAGAAGAGCTTACCGAAACTTTAATTAAGGGTGGTAAGTCTGCTACTGAAGCAAGATCTGCAATATTAGATCTTGTGAAAAATAAAAAAGTAACCCCTATTCGTTCAACCGACATGCAAATTGAAGGCAAAAAATCTGAGGAGTTCTTAGATAAAAAAGAAGCACAAAGCTTCTCATTCTTAAGAGCTATCAATGCTCTTGCAAACCCTGCTGATAAAGCAGCACAGGAAGCAGCTACATACGAGCGTGAAGTTTCTGAAGAAGCAGCAAAGCGTTATGGTAGACCAGCAAAAGGTATTTTAATTCCTAACGAAGTACTCAAGAGGGACTTGAATGTTGGGACTGCTGCGGACGGAGGTAATCTTGTGTCCACAGACTTACTCAGTGGCTCATTTATAGAAATCTTAAGGAATAAGATGGCTATTATGGAAGCAGGAGTTACCATGCTAACGGGACTAGAGGGCAATATTGCAATTCCTAAGCAAGATGGGACAACAGCTGCTTACTGGGTAGGAGAAGGTGCAGCACCTACAGAGGGACAGCAAAGCTTTACTCAGATCTCAATGACACCAAAAACAATCGGTGCATTTACTGACTTCACTAGAAAAACTCTTTTACAGTCTTCTATTGATATTGAAGCTTTTGTTAGAGATGACATTGCTAAGAAGATCGCTCTTGAGCTAGATCGTACAGCTATCTATGGAACTGGTTCTTCTAATCAGCCACTAGGACTAACTCAAACTTCTGGTATTGGCTCTCAATCCTTGACAGGTACAGGCACATTTAGTGAGTACATAGGTATGGAGACTGATGTTGCGGTTGCAAATGCAGAGGGCAACGCAATGAAGTATCTCATCAATGCAACAACAAGAGGTGCTTTAAAGTCAACAGAGAAGACAAGTACTTCTACTGCTAACTTCGTGTTTGAAAATAATCAGATTAATGGTTATCAAGCAATTACTACAAACCAACTTGTAAATAATGACGCAATCTTTGGTGATTTCAGTCAGTTTATTGTTGGTATGTGGTCTGGTTTAGATCTAACTGTTGATCCTTTCGCTGGGGCAACTGCTGGTACTGTAAGAATAATTGCCTTGCAGGACATAGACTATGCCGTGAGACAAGCGGGAGCATTTTGTTTCGCTACTTAGTATGAAAGTTAAATTAATACGCAGCGTATTGATAGCTGGAGTCCACAAGGACTCCGGCCTTTCTTTAGACGTTGATAATGATTTAGCTAGAACGCTAATTGGAAGCGGGAAAGCAGTTATTGAAACTGAAAAACCAAAAGCTAAACCAAAAGCAAAACCAAAAGCAAAACCTACAGTTGATAACGACAAAGACAATGGGACTTAACCGCATTAATTTAGAAAGATTAGACCTTTTAACAGGTTTAGGAACTTCTACGAAAACTGCTACTGGAAACGGTACAGGTATTGATCTTCAAGGATATGAAGGAGATATTCTTTTTATTCTTGACTCTGCTGCTGGTGGTGGATCATCACCAACTCTCGATGTAACTATCGAGGACTCTGCTGATAATTCAACATTTGGATCTTTATCAGGAGCAGCTTTTACACAAGTAACAGGTTCAGCATCAACACAGAAATTATCTATCAGTGCTGATGAGTGCAAAAGATATGTAAGAGTGAAATTCACAATAGGTGGTTCATCTCCAACATTTGATCTTTCTGTTACAGGCTTAGGCTTGAAAAAGTACGGTTAAATTATTAGCCCCTTTATTGGGGCTTTTCTTATGGCATTTAAAGAAAACTTAAATTTATTTTTCACTGAGTTCACTGATGAGGTGATTTACAATAATTCTACGTTTATAGGAATGTTAGATGAACCTGATGAAATAATTGCTGACAATACTATTCTGTCAACTGAATATGAGCTAAAGGTAAAAACAAGTGATTTTAAAGATGTTGTATTTGATAAAGTAATAAAAGTAAACTCAGAAGATTATGTTGTAAGAAATATAAGAAAAATAGATGATGGCAAAATTTCAATCATTAGTTTGAGTAAAGACGATGACGACTAAAAGAGAGCAAATACTTGCAAAAGTTAAAACTACTTTAACTTCTACAACAGGTATAAATAAACGTATATATAGAAACAGGGTAGAACCATTTGCTCGTGAAGAATCACCTAGTATTGTTGTTGAATTTTCATCTGATAATCCTTCTTTAAGAAATCGTGATTTTATTGATTGGACTTTAGCTATAAGAGTAATAGTTATATGTAGGCATAAGAATCCAGACACAAAAGCTGATGCTACAGTTGAAAGTTTACATACGAAGTTAGTTGCAGATTCAACATTAGGAGGTTTGGCTATAGATGTAAGACCTTTATCAGTTGATTTTCAGTCTATTGAAGCTGATACACCAGCAGGAATATATACTTGTAATTATGAAATTGATTACAGATCTACATACAATGATTTGTCAACATGATTTATAAATAATATGATTACTTTATACGCAACTTTTCACTACAATGAGTAATGAAAATCCGGGTGAGGGTGGTAGTTACCTACTTGATCCTAAAACTGGCAAAAGAACACTTATAAAAAGGACTTTGCCATCTCCAGACAAAAACACCGAGGTAAAAACTGATGACACTACTGACCAACAAACAGAGTCTAACGATTGAAACAGAATCAGCGTATAACGATAACACCACTCCTACTGGTGCTGACGCTCTTTTAGTTTCTAATCTAAGTGTTACTCCAATGTCTAGTGATTCTGTCACCAGAGAATATGTAAGACCTTATTACGGTGCATCAGAATCACTACTCGCCAACCTAAAAGTTGAAATAAGTTTTTCAGTCGAGTTTGTAGCTAGTGGGACGGCTGGTACTCCTCCCGGCTATTCTAAGGCTTTACTCGCATGTGGACTTTCAGAAACAATTAGTGCTGGGACAAGCGTTACCTACGCTCCTGTTAGTTCCAGTTTTAGCTCTGCGGTAATTTTTTATAACTTAGATGGAGTAAGACATGCAGCTAGAGGTTGCCGGGGCAATGTGGCCCTTAATGCAAATGTGGGCGAAATTCCAACATTAGATTTTACATTTACTGGCATATATGTAGATGTTGTAGACGAAGCATTACCTACTCCAACATTTAATCATCAGCCTACTCCTACTATATTTAAACCCGGAAATACATCAGGTTTTAGTTTATTAGGCCATCAGGCAGGCTTAAATTCTTTAACAATGGATTTGGGAAATGAAATTACATATAGAGAAGTAATTGGTGGTTCTACAGAAAAAGAAGTTCTTCTTACACAAAGGGCTGTAAATGGATCTGTGACAATAGATGCTGTAAAGATGGCGACAAAAGATTTTTATGCAGCAGCAAAAACTGATGGAAGTTTAGGTGCTTTATCTGTATTACATGGAGTTGGAGCAGGAAATAAGGTTCAACTTATTTCTTCTAAAGCTGATATTGGTGATATTAGTGTTGGAGATGCTGATGGTATTGCTACTTATGAAATACCTTATACTTTGATTCCTAGTGCATCAGGAAATGATGAAGTTCAATTAATTTATACATAGATTAAGTTAATAGCTAGAATAAGAAGGTATATATATTTATCCACTAAATTTATGGCATTTGTAAGAAAGAAAACGAAAGTTTTTCCTTGGAAAGTTTCTATTGCTTCTCCTTCATCGACTGTAGCTGGAGAATTAGAAACTGAAGAAATTACTATTAAATTTAAAAGACTTGGTGGTAAAGAACTTGCAGAGTTTGACAAGTTATCTGAGGATAAAGCTTTAGAAACTGCTGTGCAAGGCTGGGAAGGTGTTACCGAAGAAGATGGAACTGATATACCTTTTAATAAGAAAAACTTGCATGAAGTCGCTGACGATCTTGCTTTTCGTAATGCGGTTATATCTGCATTTAAAGATTTTATTCAGATAGGTCTGGTAAAAAACTAGAAGACGCTGCTAAATATTGGGCTAGTAGTGGCGAAGGTGGAAAAAATACTGCACTTGAAGATATGAAAGCTTTAGGTGTAGATATTTCAAAATTGCCCCCTGAGACTTTTCAAAGAGCAGATTTTGAAGTCGAGGAAGAAAACTGGGAAACTGTAATAATGTTTCTTAATATGCAGACTCAATGGAATATTGCTTATGGTGGTTATGTAGGATTGAAATATGAGGTACTATTGTTGAAGGGAGGACTTTTTGACTTGTTTAAGATAGAAGACAGATCAAAAGTTATGTATGGTTTACAAATCATGGAATCCACTGCCTTGAAGATTATTAATAAGGAGAAAAAATAAATGGCTGCACCAAATATAGAAACCATAAAATTAAGACTTGAAGTTGAAAATCAAGGTGCTTTTAAAAAAGTTACTTCTGCTTTTAAAGACTTAACAACAAATGTAAAGTTTTCAAAAAAAGAACTTGCAGCACAAATAGAACAATTTAAAGATTTTTCTTCTAAAGGCAAACTGTCAGAAAAAGCTTTAAAAGGTCAAGTTAAGCTTTTTGAAGAGTTAAGAAGTGTAGTTAGAACTAATAGTCATTCATATAAAACATTAACCAATGAAATAACAAGGGCAAAAGCAGAGTTAGAAGCATTAAACAAAGTTCCTGTAACTGCTGCACAAAAAAGGGGCATGCTTGCTGATGCAAGATTTGCTAGAAGCAGTTTTGGCGGTACTAGCCAATTAATGCAACAAATATCTGATATTGGACTAACTCAAGTAACAGCACAGACAGAGAGATTGGGTCTTAGTACAGATCAGTTAAGAGTAGATATAAATAATGCTGCTAGGGCTGCTGGTAATAGTGTTAATTCTTTAAACAACCAAAGAGCAGCATTACAAACATTACAAAATCAAACTGATTTAAACAGTAAAGAATTTCAAGAACTTGGTAGAGATATAGATTTAATAGATAAAAAACTTAGAAAAGCAAAAGGTGGAAACTTTAATTTAGGTCGTGCAAGTACTGCATTATTAGGATCTGCTTTTGTAGGAGGTCCATCAGGTTTAGTTGGGGGTTTGGCTGGAGGAGGTATTTCAGCATTAACAGGAGGAGATGTAGCGTCAGGAATAGTTACTGGTGGTTTAGTAGGAAGTCAAATAATACAGCCTTTAGCTGGAGCTATTAGTGAGTCGGCAAAATACACAGCATCATTAGATAAAGCAAAGATAGCATTAAGAGGAATTACTAAAGATGAAGCATCTTTTGAAACTGCTCTAAAGGCTGCAAATAGAGCTACAGAAGAATTTAACGTACCTCAAGAAGTGGCAATAAAAGGTATGCAGAGATTAAGTGCTGCTGTTATTGGTGCTGGAGGTAATGTTCATAATGCGGAAGAAGCTTTCATAAATACAGTTGCAGCCATTAAAGCTACAGGTGGTACAGCAGATGATGTTAAGTCCGCACTGACCGCAATGGTCCAAATATTCTCAAAGGGCAAAGTGTCGGCAGAAGAGCTTTCGGGCCAACTGGGAGAGAGATTCCCCGGTGCCGTGACTGCATTTGCTGATGCTAATAATATGACCACTCAATCTCTCCAAGAGTCACTCAAAAATGGAACTGTTGGTTTAGATATGCTTTCTAAATTTATTGAAAGTTTAGGTAAAGAATATATCCCAATCGCAGAAAAAATTGCTGAATCAAATGCTGAAGCTGGAGCTAGATTAGTAGTTGCAACTAATAAAATGAGATTAGCTGTTGGCGAAAACTTTAAAGATATTGGTGCAGAATTTCAAATATTAGGGGCTGAATTATTAACAGATTTAGCTCCTGCTTTTGGAGAGTTTGCAAAAATAGCTGTAGCTGGATTTAAGGTTCTTACTGAAGTCCTTAAGTTTGTTGTTCAGAACTTTGCTGATATTGCTATTGTTGTGGGTACTGTTTCTGCTGCATTTGCAACTTTAAAACTTCAAGTATTAATTGCACAGATTGGAGGGCTTAGTGGTCTTCTTACCGTATTGAAAGCAAAATGGCTCCTTTTAGGCAAAGCTATTGCTGGTGCTGCTAGTTCACAAGCTGCATTTAACCTTGTAGCTTTAGCAAATCCTTACGTTGCTTTAGCAGCAGGATTAGCAGCAGCTATTGGCTTGCTGTTAAAATTTAGATCAACACAAAAAGGACTTGTTGATGATACAGAACAATCAATTAAAAAACTTAGTGGATTATCAAAAGATCAATTAAAAGTAGAAATCGAAAATGCTAAAAAGAAAAGAGAAAAACTGATCCAGCAAAGAGAAGAAATTTCTGGAGATATAACAAAGAGAGTTAGATTTGGAGGACAAGGGGGCAAAAAAAATAGATATAGAACAGTAACAATAACCGAAGAACAACAAAAGAAAGATTTATTTGAACAAATTCAAGCACAAGATAAAATTATACAATCTGCTGAAGGAACTCTAATAACAGTTGGAGGGAAAAAACAATTTGATTCTTTAAAAGGTGCTAACGAAAGAACGGAAAAACTTGTAGGTCTAAATAAACAGTTAAACGAAGCTGTTGAAAAAAGAAATGCACTTAAACAATTAGAAATTAAGAGAGATATAGAGTTAGAGAAGCTTCAAAATAAATTTGATAAGAAAAAGACAGGTAAAAAAGGAGAAGAGAAATTATCAGAAAAAGATGAGCAAGATTTTATAAACCAACAAAAGGCTATTAGTTTGAAATTTGAGAAAGATAGGGTTGCTTTAGAAGAAAAAGAATTAGCTACAAAAAATAGCATACTTAGAGAATTAGGTCTTATGTCAGAAAAAGACTTTGAAAGAGAAGAGATAGCAGCAAGAGCTAGAGAGATACATAGAGAAACATTAGGTATAATAGACGGTCAATCACTTTCTGTTGAACAAATAACAGAGAAGCTAACTGCTGCTACACAAGAAGCTTTTAACTTTAAAGAAAGTTTCGCAGAGCTTGCAGAATCAGCACTAGATTTAGAAACTAATATTGGAGAGCGTTTAATCACAGGTATAGACAGCATGGGAGATGCGTTTGCTGATCTTGTTGTTGATGGTAAGGCTAGTTTTGCAGAGCTTACTGTTTCTATACTGAAAGACATACAGAAGATGATTATAAAAGCATTATTCTTTAAAGCAATAATGGGTGTTAAGAACTTCTTAGGATTTAAAGATGGTGGAGTAGTTAGTGGAGGAAATGAAATTCAGAACGTAACGGCTGTTGCAGCAAAAGGTCAAGTATTGGCTCAGAACAAAATCGTCCCTTACGCTTATGGGGGTATAGTGTCCCGTCCAACTATTTTCCCAATGGCTAATGGGGCAGGACTTATGGGAGAAGCTGGCCCAGAAGCAATCATGCCGTTACGAAGGAATAAGCAAGGTAAGTTAGGTGTTGAAACAAGTGGTGCTACAAGTAATAATGTTGTTAATGTTTCGGTCAATGCTAGTGGCACTTCTGCACAGGGAAACAACGTAAAAGCTAATCAACTAGGTAAAATGATTGGTAGTGCTATCCAAGCAGAACTTGTTAAAGCAAAAATGCCCGGAGGTATTCTTTACGAATAAATGGCTACTTTTGACACTCAAACAGTCGGCTCTGATGTCGCACCAAGTTATTCACCTACTCTTGAGATTGAAAATGACATAATAGAGGTAAATCTAGGTGATGGATATGCCCAGCGTTTAAGATCGGGATTAAATTCAACAAAAAGAAAATATACTCTTAGTTTTAATAACAGAGATAAAACTACTACTGATAATATTCTTGCTTTTTTAGCTGATCCTTTAAAAGGAGATGGAGGTGCAAAAGCATTTACTTATGATCCTCCTTACGGAGCAAGTGGTAAATTTACATGTGCTAATCCCTCTGTCACCGTAGTATCAGCAGGGTTATATGATATTTCATTAGTTTTTCAAGAGGTCTTTGAAGTATGACTATACCTATTGAGGAACTACAGCAAACAAATCCATCAGCAATAATAGATTTATTTGAGTTAGAACTTGTTGAAGGATTGCATTATGCTACTGGTAATCCGTTAGGTATTACAACTGTTTATAGATGGCATAGTGGTGTAGCACAGAACTCGCAAGGTGAATTAGTTTTTAACAGTAATACTTATAGTCAAATGCCGATTGAAGCAGAAGGCTTTGATTATAAAGGATCTAGTCAGAAATCTAGTTTACCTAGACCTACATTAAGGATTAGTAATTTATTATCTACAGTTTCAACGATACTTGCTGAAATTAATGGTATCACTCCTCACAATGATTTGATAGGAGCCAAAGTTACTAGATTTAGAACAATGGCTAAATTTATATCATCAACAAATTTAAGTGGTCAAACTATAACTTATGTCGTAACTGTCCAAAATGTAGGAGGAGCAAATTATTTTTATTTAAATGGTGTTTATAAACCTACTTTAAGTTTAGTTGAAGGTAATACATATAGATTCGTACAGTCAGATTCAACTAATACAGGACACCCTTTAATTTTAAAAGACGCATCTGGGAGTGAATTAGTTGGTATAGGAATTAGTAGAAACGGAACTGCTGGGATTAATGGTGTTCTTTCATACATACCTACAAATACTAATCATGCTGCAAGATATTCATGCTCTGTTCATGGTAATAATATGGGAAATACAATAAGTGTTTCAGCAGCACCAAGTAATCCAGACGAAGATCCAAACGTAAGATTTGAGGACATGATATTTATAATTGATAGAAAATCTACAGAAAATAGACGTATAGTTGAGTTTGAGCTTGCAGCACCAATAGATATGCCACAATATAAATTACCAAGAAGACAATGTTTGCCAAGAGAATTTCCGGGGATTGGTAGTTTTCATGCTTGATTGGAAAATAGATGCTAAGAAACATGCTGAAAAATGTTTACCAGAAGAAGCTTGTGGTTTGATTTATATACATAAAGGTAAAACTAAATATAAACCTTGTGAAAATATATCAATTTCTCCGAAAGAAACATTTATTATTAGACCAAAAGATTATGCAGACGTAGCTGATATAGGGACTATCATTGGTGTTTTTCATTCACACCCAAACGAAAAACCTTATCCTTCTCCAGCAGATAAATCAATTTGTGAAAAATATAAAATGCCTTGGTTTATTTATTCAGTTTGTTTTGATGAATGGTTTGATTTTCAACCATCTGGATATAAAGCACCTTTAGTTGGAAGAGAATATGTATTTGGAATACATGACTGTTGGAGTCTAATAAGAGATTATTTTGAAACAATAAATATTACTCTTAGAGATTGGGATAGACCAATAAATCCAAAAGATTTTTGTGATAATCCATATTTTGAAAAATGTTTCATAGATACTGGTTTTAGAGAACTAGAACCCTCAGAACACTTACAAGTAAATGACTGCTTACTTTTTTCGTTAAATAGTACAGGATTGAATCATATAGGTGTACTATTAAAAAATCAAATGATTTTACATCATATTGAAGGTAGACTAAGTTCAAGAGACTTTTATGGAGAATGGCTCATGAAATGTAC